TAGGACTATCATTGTCGTAGATTTCAATCGCTACCTGACCGCTTTCTGTTGCTACCAGATAGGGCGGCATCTTATCCATGCGGGCTATTAATGTGAAGCAGGGGCTATCAACAGAGCCGCCAGCACTGTTGAACTGTGGATTCATCAGATAGTGCCATTTCCTGTTTGCGGTAATGGTCTGGGAGGGTTCCTCTATACTGCTACCTACATTTGAGAATGCAGTATTCATTATCCACGGCTGGTATGTTACCAAGTTTTGTTTCGGTGTTGTGGTAACAGCGGGGCATGGCGAGTTTATATCAGACACCTGACCACCTCCAGAATATTGATTCATAAAAAATGGAGATACAAGGGAAAGTCTGTCTTTAGTCAGAAGTGTAGGACAAGGCTGATTAATATCCTTTCCTGTATCCTTAAAGTTATAAGAACACATAAATCGGCTTTCAATTAAAGCCATCCTGTCCTTCGTTGTGACCGTTGGAGCTGGAAGGTCTACCGAATGATTATGTCCATTTCCATAATAAGCAGAGACAAAAACATGGTGGTCTTTGCAGGTGATTGCACCTGCCGGTTCTTCTACGGACACATTCTTGCTTTCGGGATGTCCGCTGAACTGTTTGGAGAGGAAACTTACCTGTACCTTTGCAAAGCGGTTTTCAGTAGTCAACACTCCGCATGGTTCATCAACTGATTTGCATGTGTCTTGAGGGCGAACCGTATTGTAACGGGAAAGGAAAGCATCCTTTCCTCCGGCTACAAACTTGATAAGTCCAGCATAGATACGTTCAAGCGTTTTCTCTGCAAGAGGCTTTTCCCTGAAGATGGTAGTTCCTTCATCAGAGAAATCAAGCACATCTTTTACCGGCTTCCACTTCTCCAGCCGCGAGAACATATCTTGCCTACCACCTTTACAGTGGGTCGGTTCTGGGAATACTATCGGCAAGTTCTTTTTAGCAAAGATGCCGAAGAAGCGTTTTCTTGTGGTGTAGGCACCGAAGTCGGCAGCATTTAAGATGCGGTGCTCAAAGTTGTAACCGTACTTCTTGACATTGCGCACCCACTTTTGATAAAGCCGGCCTTTATCCATGCTGATAGGTTTCCCATTCTCATCCATATCTCCCCATGACATAAACTCTTCTACATTTTCAATCTGAATGTAGTCAGGGTCTATAACATCAATATAACGGAAGAGATGTTCTGCCAACGTTCGGCTGTCGGCATCTCTCGGCTGACCGCCTTTGGCTTTCGAGAAGTTAGTACACTCCAAAGAGGCATGAAGCATTATCATGGCATCAGGGTATAGCTGACGGATACGTTCTACAATAGTGCTTATCGGGGAAAGTTCCAGTGTACGGATATCCTCAATAAAGTGAAGTGCATCAGGGATATTGGCATCATGTGAAAGAATGGCATTCTTGTCATGGTTCACACAACAAACAACTTTTGCACATTTATTTCCATCCAATCGTGCTGCTTCCACACCTTCGGATAAGCCACCAGCGCCACAAAAGAGATCAATAACAAATAGTTCTATATCGGACAGACCTTCAATGGATTTTAAGATGTCTTTCTGCGATTTCATAACTTCTCCTTTTTAAACAGGTGGCTGAACGCATTATCCAAATCCAAGTCTAGATTCAGTTTGGACGGGAAAGATTTAATGTATTCGTACATCTTATAAGCGAGGTTGTCATCATCACCGCATCTGTCAATCAGTGTGAGCAACATGGCGTTCACCATGTCAGAATCATTGCCGAAGTTTTCCTGAGTGGATTCGCTGCAATGATTCACATCACTTTTCAATCTCTTTATCGCGGCTATGGCTGTGTTGAAGTTTCTTTTTGAATCGTGTCTGAGTTCAAAGCCTTCTTTCTTATATTGCTGCTGCATTTCTAGAAGGTTGGTTTCTAAAACGTCCGTGAGGACAAATACGATGTTGGTTATCGTATTCAGTTTGTCTGTTCCTTGCATGATCGTGTATTTTTTAACAATTATTCTATTTGATACAAGCTATTTTAAAGCCGTACAATGAATTTTACTACATGAAAGCATCAACTACAGGCTTTCTTGTTGAAATTCTTGTCACAGGGCTGGGAATGCGGTCTATCGTCCTCTTTCTTCGCCCTGTCAATCCATCTTTGGAATTTGGCAGCTACAAGAGGACAGTGGATGCGCAGGTTTCTGTCGCGTTCCGCTTCCCATTCACGTTTCTTTGTCTGCATCTCGATATTCATAATTTTCTCCTATTTCGTTATAATTATTTCTTTTGAAAACTATTGCATATTTGCCCATATCTGTCACAGGCACACACTCTATGTCCTTTAGCCTTACAATACGCAGAATTATCCCCGAAGTCCGAGGCATTCTTGCAATTCCGGCATTTGACATATACAATTTCCGGTTTGACTTTCTTTGGCATACTCATGGTGACATCAGCATTTTTCTGGCTTCCTCATCTCCGGATTCAGCCCGGCGTTTCAACTCTTGATATTCAGCATAAGAGATTCTGTTATTTCCACGCTCCTCTATCTCTTTTTCACGTTGAAGCCTGTATCGTTCACGCTCATGCCGCTCAATGTCTTTCCGACGTTCAGAAACGTAGTCCAGCATCGCACTTGTTATTTTCAATGGATCTATTGAACCGTAGAACCGCCCATACTTCCCTGACTTAAACCGTGCTATGAAAAAACAGATTTCAGCGGCATTTATATAATAATACTCCGAAAGGAATATCTCCGATAGTTCAGAAAGTTGCTCTTTCGCTATCTTGGTTGAAACTTCTGCAAAGTCATTCAATGAGCCAAATTGTATCTTTAGCCATTCTATCGGTGTTTCATCCCCATAAGTAGAAGACAATAGCCCTAAACTCGGAATGCTGTCATTCAACGCCAGTTCTGAATGGGTTGCATTACATCTGACAAGTTTGAACTGCAAATCAGGGTTGTAATCAAGAATGAATTGTGCAGGATCGGGATATTTATTCAATAACGCCCTCTGCTTCAAGTTCCTTTCTCTTTTTTGCGGCAGCTTCTCTAACGGTTGTAGCGACTGCAAGAACTGAATCACGTTTTCGCTGCTCGCTATCCTGTTGATTTTTACTAAGTCTTGTCCCATTATAGTTTCCTTCCAATATTTTAGTAAAGTTTGCTTGTTTGAAAATCCAATCAAAGTCGCATTTCCAATTGCGGTCATTAGCTCCAAGTAAGAACGGGGATTGAAGAATGAGATTGAAAACACTCCTCACTGACTCTTTCCCATATTGGGCTATCCGGGCTTTTACAGCCTTTTTTCTCACATCAGTCATTGATCTTATCTGCTGGAGTCTGTCTTTGAATGTGGTATTATAGTATTCCATCAATCCGCTGTAATCAATCTTTTCAGAGGGGGAGGGCGAAGAAAGCTTGGCTTTCTTTGATACTCCGTCAGGAGTATTTTCTTTCTTTTGATGTAGAGATATATCTATATACTCTCTTTCTTCTTTCTTTGTATTTGTGCCCTCTGTGTGCCCTGATTTTTGTAAAAGTTCGGATTGCGGTAGATTGTTGTTCATGGGCTGTGCCCCAAGTTGTGCCCTTAGTTGTGCCCATTCGTGTCTTAATTCATTGATTTCCTTTTCAATACCTGTGTCCTTACTTGTGCCCTTGGTTGTGCCCATTGGATTATATTCTTCATATTTACATAAGGTTATAAGGTTCATTCCTTGATTGCACTCAACAGTTATCATACCTTTCTTTCTAAGATGCACAAGAAAGGAACGCACCTTCTTTTCAGACCATTTCCAACGCTGTGACAGAAATCTTATGGATGCAGGATATTGACCTCTTGAATAAGAGATTTCTCGACCTCCGATACTCTCCTTTCGGGGCGTTGCCTCAAATCGTGCAGACTGAATTAAGTCTAACCACGCTTCGCAACTGCTAAAAGTACGGGCTTCATTCCACATTTCATTCGAGAAAAACCTGCGGCTTAGCCTCAAAAATCCTTCGTCCATAGTCTTAGAATCTCACGTTAGTTAATTGCCTTCCGTTAGAAAATACAGCCCACTTACCATTACCGCTATCAAACAATCGTAAATCCGACACCTCTCCGAAACGTTTGATGTTACCGCATAAATCCACAATCCATCCACATTCTTTAGAAGGATGCGGGCGGATGGCACGACCGACTATCTGATACCACATGGCAAGTGACATTGTAGGACGTGCCATAACGACCGTATCAAGTTCCGGATAGTCAAAGCCAGTCGTAAGTACACCCACATTAGCTACTACTGGAATTTCACCAGCTTTGAACGCCTCAAGAATATGTTCACGTTCTTTCTTAGGAGTATCACCTGAAACGATAGCGCAACCGGGTATTGACATCGTTAACCGTTCCGCTTCTTTCAAAAAACGGGTAAAGACCAAAATACCCTTCCGTTTTCCTCCGGCTTTGGGATTCATCAGCCTTTGGACGATATGAACGAGATAACCGTAGAAGTCTATCCGTTCATATTCTTTTTGAACTGACCTATCCGTATAGTCGGCACCAGTAGTATTTACTTTCAAGTTAAGTTCATTCCACCCTGAAGGATTCATTGAATAGTAATCCAACTTCGCCAAGTAGCCCATATCTAATAGGGTTGATACCTGTACATGATAAATGACCTCTGAAAAGACATGAGGTTTTGTCCGAGTGATAAATTTCAGCATGGAACCGAAATCACGACTGGAGCTTAAACGGTATGGCGTTGCTGTCAGTCCAAGAACCTTACACTTCACTGCATCAAAAAAATCCTTGTACATTCCCTCTTTGGGGTTTACAAGATGACATTCATCCACAATGATGTTCTTGAAGTGGGTAAACAGTTCGGGATGATTCTTCACACTGCCGATGGTGGCAAATGTTATCCGGCTTATCTCCTTTGAGTTAAAGGATGCTGAATAGATACTGCAATCAAGAATACCGTATGAACAGAGTTTCTTGAAATTCTGTTCGAGTATTTCCTTCGAGGGCTGAAACACCAAAGTGTGCCCGTCAAGTCTTGCAGCTATATCCGCTATGATAAGGCTCTTTCCGCTACCCGTAGGCAGAACCATGATAGCATTTGTTTTCTTCGCCTTATTGTTGAAGAAGGAAACGGCTGCATCAGAGGCCTTCTGTTGGTAATCTCGCAATACATAACTCATAAACCCTTCTCCTTTCGTAACTTCTTGTTCAAAATCTTATAGTACTTAATTAGCTGCTCATACTCGAAATCAGACATCTTAGAAGTACTGGCAGCCTTCACTTTTAGCAAATCAAATTTCTGTTGCCCGATTTTTTCTATCAGATTCACCCGATAGTCTTCCAAATGATCGGCTTTGAACCTGTTGCAGTTGTGCATGGCATAGCCGTTAGCAATGAAAGTACGCGTATCCGTTTCCATCACGACAATCTCCTCTTTACCTATATATTTGATACCTTTCACTTTGGTATCATATTGAGATTTTAGTTTGCCAAGTTTTTCAATATCCACCTTTTCAATTTTATGCGGACGAACACGCATTAAAAATTGGAGCTTCTCTATGTTTGTACCTGTTATAAGAAATTGCCAAGATTGATACGTTTTTTTAAACGTGCCACGCCTATTTGAATCTTCCATCATCTGCCGACAAGTTTTATTATTTCCTGTGAACTTTTCAAGTAAGCGTTTTATTTCAGAGCAAATATCCATGTACTTCTCACATTGGGCTATACCGACACGAAAACCATAGCGTTTCGTCCCATCTGGATTAGAAATATTCTGTTGACAAATATGTCCGTCAGCATCAATCATTCCCGCAATCCATCCGCTTTCATAGGATTTTTCTTGTTGTATTACTTGAAATGGTTTACAGACAATGGTCGTAGTCCTATCTGTATGAGGTCCGGTCTTGTGCTTCCCATGAAGATTTACGCCATTAACCCACATTTCTTGTGTTTCAATCCATGTGTATGAAGTTCCTTGTCTTGCCCTTGCGAGCCATTTATGGTTAGCAGTTGTCTTCATTTTATCTCCATTCTCTAACTCTACCTCATACACATCTTGAATATCACGTTCTATGTGTGTAACCCTTCCAACCCTATATCTTCGTGAAGTTTTATAAATTACTTCTTCGTCAAAAGCAAATATTTCTTCACCAACACTAATTTCACCAAGCTGTTTCCATATAAAATCTTTCATTAAGACGAGAGAATCCGGTGTTAAACAGTGCCGGCATTCGGCATGGCAATTGTTCTCATCAAACCGTGTTGCCAAATGTGTACGACTGAAATAGTGCCCGCAGTCGGCTTGCACGAATGGTTTTATCTGTCCACATGATATACATCGGAAGAATCCGTTTGGCATACAATCACGAAGCCGGATAAAAAGGGAAAACTCCTTGTCGAGCTTAGCTTTCAAATCCGGCTTCTTCTTTACTGTTATCCCTGCTTTATCAAATAAAGGCATAGGTTTTTCTTTCTTCTTTGGTTTTCGTTTTATGTAGTATGGCATTATTTTATATATTTGCGGGTGTAATATTTGTATTCACTCTAAAATCATATTTATATGAAGAACTATCGTATTATTTTCACTCATCATGGTAATGAGTATTCCTTTACAAAGGCGATAAGTGCCAATTTATCACAGTATAATTTTGAAGTAGCATATAGAACTGAAATCAGAACTTATATGACAAATCATGGATTAAATGGGAATTATGAAGTTGTTGGTGTCATAGAAATATGAAAAGTAACTATTAGTAAATAAGAGGATGTTTTTATCATTAAGCATCCTCTTGTTATGTGGTGGTATCGGCAGGATTCGAACCTGCATGAGCTTTCTGCTTTGAGTAACCCTTCCGGCTGGGTAAAGCTCCAGTACTCGTCGTGCGTCTACCAATTCCGCCACGATACCAGATGCCCGTCTTTCCGGGCTGTCAATTATACTTCGATGATTACGATGTCAGGTGCAACACCTTTGATTGCTTCAATCTGTTCGTCAATCACCTTGTTTTTGTATTCCTCAATGGTTTCATTCGCACCAGCAGAAACCAAAGAAAGTGAAACATCACGACCATCTACATCAGCATAAATTTCAACTTCGATTTCCTCACAAGCAAAGCCTTTGAAAAGAGGAATATTCAGTTTGAAGGATTTCGGAAGATTAGAATCAACCACCTGAGAATAATTATCCGTCTTGCTGCCGTTTTCCTCTTTGCTGCGCTCGATGTCTTGGTTAACCTTTGCTTTGAAATTCTTCAAAGTGGAAACCAGCATCATGTTTTCTGATTTATCCTTGAAGAAAGCACGGTGCATCTTGAAGAACTGGGATAGCTTGACAGGTTCCCATTTCTTATCCGTGTTAATGCCAAATTCCTGCATTTCTTTTGAAGCCTGTAAAATACCGTTGATTTCTGTCTGATAGTAACTGGTTTCGTCAATCGTCAGAGCCATCCTCATCTTATCACGGTTTACAATAATGTTCGTCGCTTTCTGGTTAATCAGTTCGACACGTTTCTCCAACCATCTGATAGGTGCATCTATCGTTCCATTGATAACTACTCTTTCTGGTTCTTTTGGGTCGAGTGCTACGGGGGCTTCTCCCTCTCTCAATACTACTTCGATAGGTTTGCCGTTATAGTCTTTCGGCACAACCAAGTTAATTTTGTTTTCGCTCATGATTCTGTTCCTGTTTTACGGTTAATACTGAATACTGTCTTCTGCATTTCTTGCGGCATAATCGGGCGGCTATAAACCAGCTCACCCAACTTGTTATAGAATCCTGCCATCTTTTCCTCATGGTAGAGAATTTTGGCACATTCTTCATTTTCCACAAACTCAGAACCTCTCTTGATGTGGTCCAGAAGTTCCTGCTTTTCTTCATTCAAAGGCTTCAGGCGTTCTTTGAACTCTTCCATAGCCTCTTTCTTTTCAATCTCAATATCATTGATGGTGATTGATACCTCGGCTAATGTTTCTTTCTTTTGCGCCAATTCTTCGGGTGTGAATCGGTGGGTATAACCGATTTTCTCTACTGCATCGGCATTATCCTGAAGGAACTGCCAACGTTCCTGCTCAAGGATGTCTTGTCCTAAAAATTTATCCATAAATATTTTACTTTTGGTTATTATTCTTCAACCATACTTCATATTCTTCTTTATAGAAATCAGGAATAATCCCTTTGCGTTTAAAGTCGATATAGTCCTGTACCATACAATCATCCCAGTCAACTCCGTTGTCGGGTACATCTTCCGTTTCTGATGTACAAAGAGTGTATTCAAGTGGATTATACCCACTGTTGAGCCCATATTCTTCAACTATCTTGATTACATTTTCATCGGTGGTTATTTGTTTGATTTCACTTTCAGCCACACACCCGGATATTTCAGAGTGTTTGCCAAGTACTTCACCGAAATAAACACTGATTTTGTTATTCACTAAGTATTCGACATCTTCTGTATCTGCAATAAATACTCCTTCAAGATTGCCCATTCTTCCGCAATCGAAGTCCATTTTAAATAATGCTTTCATAACTAAATAAATTCTTGATTTCTTTGTATTTCCTGCTGGGCGTATATCAGCATTTGATGTTCATTTGCAGCCGGCAGATAGATACCTGCCACTGAGGCACTCCAATTACGGAAACGGTCAATACTCAAAGTCATTTCACCTGTTGTCAGCTCGGCAGAACTTCTTAAGTAAGTTACTTCCTTACCTTTCTTGTTGACCGTCTTTCTCTCAAACAAATCACGGTTGCAAGTCCTCTTATAAAAATCAATTTTTGCTTCGTCGAGACTGCAACCGTACTCACTACCGAAATACCCTAAAAGAAGATGCAAGTAGCTGTTTTGGGCAAGCGTGCGGTTAGGTAGTTTCTTTTTCACTTCCACAATAGCCTTTTGCTTATATAATTGATTTACATACTCTTTAAACCTATCATGTTCAAAAGAATTATTTAGGTTAAATATCATATTTATACCTCCATATATAATTATATGCACTTTTAATATGTCCTCGACAACATTGAGATATAGTTTTAAGATTATAGCCATTTTTTAATGCCGCAATCGTTGCAGATGGATACTGATTTAATAAATTTCCACTCCTATCATACTGCAATACTACCTTCTGTTGAGATTCTGCTTGTTTCTTTCTACCGCTACCATAATTTGTATTATAGGCACAAGAGCACCATTCCAAATTAGAAACCATATTATTCTTCTTATTTTCATCTATATGATTAATTACAGGTAAATTAAATGGATTAGGTAGAAAGGCTTCGGCAACAAGTCGATGAATATTTTTCTGTTTTAGTTTATTTTCTTTCGATAAACTTACAGATAAATATCCATTTCTTACAACTTGCTTTAACATACGACCTTTGTATATCCTTTGTTTTCCTTTATACCTATATCCAACAGTTCTATCAACTGAACGTATCTGACCATAATTAGACACTTGGTATAACTCTTCATATCCTTTTACATCTTTCCAAATTTCTTCCATATATTCATTCTTCAAGTCGAAAATCATACGCTAAAATGGCAAATCGTCCTTGGGATTACCATTCGCATCAACAGGAGGCGGAAAATCCGGCAGTTGTTGATAGGTAGACTGTGGCGTCGGCTGCTGAACAGGCTGTTGTGCAGGTGCAGTTTGGGGAGGTTGTGATACACCACCATGCGCATCTATTTTGTAGCACCGAATAGATGCCATACGCTTGAGTTCTCCGTCTTGATTCGTCCAAGAACGCCCTTGTAAGACAAATGATACAGTAACAACATCACCCTGATTAAAGCGGTCAAGTTCTGCACACTTATCGCCTGAAAACTCTAAGGGAATAACATTCTCATACTCGCTACACTCTCCCGTATAAGGGTCGTAAGTGGTAGCATCTAAAATGAACTCCCGTTTTGTAAATGAGGAACCACCATTTTTGGATGGTATTTGAACAGTTTGTCCGATTTCGGTTATCCGTCCGGTTATTTGATTGGCCATAACCTAATATTACTGGTTCTTTTTATT